TACCGGTCAGCTCCAGGCCGAACCATTCGCGGGCAAACTTGATGATGTAGTTGCGGAAAATCTCCGACTGGGCGCGGCTGGCCGACAGGAACATCTGGTTATCACCGGTCAGCACCGCGTCCATGAACGCTTCACCGGCGAAGTAGTAGGTCAGGCCGGTCTGGCGAGCCTTCAACACGTTGCGGATCCGCCGCGTCAGCGGGTTCTGCTTGGCCTCGAACAATTCTTTCTGATAGCCGAACAGCTGGCTGGTGAACTTCTCCAGGAAGTCCACTTCGGTCAGGTGACTGATGTCGTTTTTTAGAGGCTTGGTTTTTTTCTTTTTGGGGTTGTCCGGATCCCGGCTTTTGCGGTCGGCGCTTCGATCGTGGCGCTGCCGGTCCTGGGGTTCGGACGGTGCGTCGCCAGCCGGTAGCGCGGTGGGCTTGATCGACTGTTTCTGTAGGCGCTCGCGGGCCTGAATCAACCGATCGAGCTCGTCCAGCTCGGACTTGACCAGGGTTTCCTTCTTTTCCAGGATCAGGGTGATGCGCCGACTGACCGCGCTCAGCGGTTCTTCATCGGTCAGCATCTCGTCCCAGCCGCCCTTGGCGATCCAGTAATACACGATGCGGATGTTCGCCAGCTTGAGTTGCGCCTGTATTTCACGCGGCTTATAGCGGCGTAAATATAGTTTTTTCGCGGCGTCTTTGACTTCAGGTAAGTAGGGCATGAGCCGCAGTTTATGCAGCTCAATCGGCACAAACCCGCCCTTAAATTCCTGGTGATTCCTATTCCCTGAAAATAGGAATTCCGAGGAAGGGAACCGTTTGTTCCGGGGATTTCAGGTGCTTATCGTGGCGGCAACTGCAACCCGAACCGAGCGATTCCCTCCCATGCCACGCACCTTTGTCACTGACTGGAAACGTGTCGCCACCAGCGGCAAGACCGCCGACGGCCGCACCATCGAAGCGCAGGATCTGCGTGACATGGCCGACAGCTACGACCCGGCGACCTACACCGCGACGATCTGGTACGAGCACATCCGTTACTTCGGCAGCATGGGCACCGTCGTCGAGCTGAAAGCCGAAGACCTGGCCGGTGGCAAGGTCGCGCTGTTCGCCAAGCTCCAGCCGAACGAGTACTTGCTGTCCATGAACAAGGACGGTCAGAAGATTTTCAGCAGCGTGGAGATCCAGCCGAACTTCGCCGATACGGGCAAGGCCTACCTGTGCGGAATGGCCGTCACCGATGAACCGGCCAGCCTCGGTACCGAGCCCTTGCACTTTTCCCGTCGTGCCGGCACCGGCAATCACTTTGCCAACGTGGAACAGCTGGAAGACCTGTCCCCCGCGAACCTTGATGACGAGGCCGCATTGTCATTTTTCACCCGTTTGTTCAGCCGACTGGGGGTGAGCGCTTCGACCGCCACAGCTCCCATTGAAGCCCCGACCACCCCACCAGAAGAGACCTCTATGGACGAAAAAACTGCCCAGGCCTTTGCCGCCGCAGTGGACAAGCTTGGCACCGTGGCGACCAGCCTCGAAACCAGCGCCGCCGCCTTCGCCAAGCAACCGCCGGGCACCACCACCGAAAAGGCCGCCGAGCCCGTCACTGAACCCGTGGCCGAAACCGGCATCACGGTCGCTCAGTTCAACGAACTCAAGGGTTCGTTGGACACGCTGACCGAAACCTTCAACACCGCGCTGAACCAGGGCAAGGGCAAAACCGTACCCGTTGTCACCGGCGCCGCAGACGACCAACCAGAGGCGGTGTACTGATGAGCCTGAACGCAGCAGCCCGCTTGAAATTCAGCACCCTGGCGCTGGCCATCGCGGCCACCTACGCCGTGGCCGACGTGCGTGAAGAATTCAACGTCGACCCGACCCATGCGCAGACGCTGAACGACAAAATCACCCTCAGCTCGGCCTTCTTGCAGCGCATTAACGTGCTGCCGGTGAGCGAGATCAAGGGCGAAAAAGTCATGCTGGGCGTCAACGGGACGGTCACCGGCCGCACCAACACGACCACCACCGATCGAGTAGCGCGCAACGTGATGGGCCTGGATGGCAAGGGGTACGAGCTGTTCGATACGCACAGTGACGTCGGCCTGAAGTACGCCACCATCGACGCCTGGGCCAAGTTCCCCGACTTTGCCAAACGCTACGCCGCCGCCGTGCAAAAACAGATCGGTCTGGACCGGATCATGATCGGCTGGAACGGCACCAGCATTGCCGCGACCACCGACCGCACCGCCAACCCGCTGTTGCAGGATGTGAACAAGGGCTGGCTGCAGATTGCCCGCGAACAGGCCCCGCAGCAGATTCTGACCGAAGGCAAGAACGCTGGAAAAATCCAGATCGGTGGCCTGGGCGATTACCAGAACCTCGACGCCCTGGTGTTCGACGTGTCGCTGATGATCGATGAAGAGTTTCGCGACGGTGGCGACCTGATAGCGATTATCGGCCGCGATCTGTTGGCCCATGACAAGGGCAAGCTGTACGCCGCCCAAGGCCAGACCCCCACCGAGAAAGAACGCATTGAGCTGGCCCAGGTGGTTGCCACCTATGGCGGTCTGCCGTCGTTCACCTGCCCGCACTTTCCGAGCAAGGGCGTGGTGGTCACCAGTTGGGACAACCTGTCGATCTACTTTCAGGACAGCAGCTGGCGCCGCCAGATCATCGAGAACCCGAAGCGCTCGCAGGTTGAGGACTACAACGCCCGTAACGAGGGCTATGTGATCGAGCAACTGGGCAAGTTCGCCGCCATCGAAGCAACCAACGTCGAGTTTGTCGCCGACAAAGCGCCCGACGCCCCAGCGAGTCCAGACGTATGAGCCTGGCCCTGAACCATAAGCGCCGCACCCTGGAGCAGGGACCGCTGTCCAGTGCCGACGCCTACACCCCGGCCACTGCCCTGGCGGGTCCCGCCAATGCGCAAAAACACCTGGCGCTGATGACCAGTGCCCTGGCCGAAGACTGCGCCAGGCTGTCGGACCTCAACGCCATGGAGGCCCGCCAACGGCTGAAGCGTGACGAGTTGCTGCCCAAGTACCTGGAATACGTGCAGCGCTACCGCGAGTCGGGATTGAACCACCCGAACCCGGTGCTGATGCAGGTGCTGGTCTGGCTGTTCGACACCGAGCAGTTCGAGCAGGCCCTGGAGCTGGCCGACTTTGCCATGGGGCAAAAGCAGGCCATGCCGGAGCGCTTCCGCCGCGACATACCGACCTTCGTCGCTGACACGCTGATCGAGTGGGCCGAGGCCGAGCACAAGGCCAAGCGCAGCCCCGAGCCGTACCTGTCACAGCTACTGCCGCGCGTCGATGGCGAATGGGAGCTGTTCGAGCGGATCCCGGCGCGCTTTCACAAATTGCTGGGGATTCTCGCCATGGAGTCCGAGCAGTGGAATAAAGCCTGCGGCCACTTTTACCGCGCCGCCGAGCTGTACCCGGAGATCGGTGTGAAGACCCGCATGGATGAGGCGACCAAGGCCCTGCGTAAGCAGGAGGCTGAACGGAATACAGCCAACCACACCGGCAACGAATAACCGACTACCCACCCCAGCGGGGGCCTGCCGAGATGAAAGCCCAGTGCTAACCATCTGACGCAGATCCCCCCGCCCTATTCAACACGTCCACCCGAGGAGGTCAGCACATGAGTTTTGGCGGCAAGCCGACCACCCTGGTGGATCGCACGATATCCAACGACGGCTTCTGGCCGGATCTGCAACTGGCCGAGTTCCAGGCTTCCTATCGGCTGCCTGCGGAATACCTGCCCGAGCTGCTGGTGGAAGGTCTGACCATGGGCATGGGCGAAGTGAATCTGGATCTGGACCTGCGCAAAGCCGCCTGGCAAGACCAAGGCTTTACCTCGCTGGAAGGCTCCGGCATGGAAAAAGAAGCCTTTTATCTGGCCAGCTACCGGCGCGCCGCGTACTGCCGGGCCAAGGCCTTTTTGCTCCAGCAGTTCGCCACGGTCAACCGTCGTGAAAGTGCCGAGAACCTTGGCAAAGAGGCACCTTCACAGCACGAGCGTT